CGGTGGTTTCGTATTCACGCGATGCCGTCAACGCCGGGGTCTCAGAGGATTTCCTGAGTGAATTTAACCGCTGGCACTCCCGCACCGTGGACGTTCTGGTGAGAGCCATAGAGGAAATCAGCTTTAGTCCCGCGTTCACCGACAACAACGCGAGGATATTCTCCATCCTCTCACAGTACGAAGTGGCTCTGGCAGCCACCATCGACGATCTTGCTCTCCAGTTGTGGGCGCAAGATTGAGTGAGCCGCTCAGTTCTTGCCAACAGCCCTGAGCGGTGGTTATCTGACGAAACTATAATTGCAGGAGATGCGATATGGCGTATGGAGCAGCAGGAAAGTCCCGCAAAATGGGCGGAACGATCCGTGGTGGAAACCGCACCGGAGGAGTAGCGACCAGCGGTGGCGGCAGACTTGAGTATGGGAGCGACGGGAATGCGAAACTTTCATCCGAGAATGGACATCCCAAAGGTCACTACTACGGGAACGTGGTCGCCTCTCGGATTCCTGAGAAATCAGGAAAGAAGAGAAGCTATCGCAAAACAAGCACTATGGCTTAGTGTCTGCTCGTGAAGATGCAGAGGCAGAGGTAGATCGTACCGAAGCCTTGATCCGACGCGGTAGCGAGGCTAAGAGACTGCTGAACGACGCTCTGTTGAAAGAGGCGTTCGAGTCTATCCAAGCTGAAATCGTTGCCAAGATGGATCAACCGAATCTGGCGATTGACGCTATTGAGCGGCTGTATCTGCTACGGCAGGCAGCCAACTCATTCGTCGGATATTTCAAGCGGGTGGTTGCAGACGGCGACACCGCCAAGGCTCATCTGGATGACTTGGTAAAGGCCGACGAGCAACACCGTAAATCACGAAGGCGGGAGAGAATTTATGCCTGAAGAATCTACAGTCACCCCTAATGTTTCTGGCGGTGGCGGGATTAGCACACAAGAGGCTGGAGCCCGCATCGCGGAGATATTCTCCGAGGGAGGTCTTGAGGAGATAGAGTCCAAGGCCGAACTCACTGACCATCAACTGAAAGAAAAGGCTAAGGCGAAAGCCGAGGCCCGCGCAGAAATCCGGCAGGAGAAATCCGAGCCGGAACCGCCAACCGAAGACGCCGCCCTCGACGATGAGGACGACGACACCCCGGACATCCGGGAAGCGGATATGGAGGATGAAGGCACCGAAGCAACAGACGACAGCGAGGAACGTCCGTCAGGTTGGGATCAACTGGCAAAAAGTCTCAAGATGGAGCGCGATGCTCTGGATGAGATCAAAGTGCCAGTCAAGGTCAACGGCCAGACTTCGGATGTCACCCTCGGCGAGTTGTCTAAGGGCTACTCAAGGGATGCCGACTATCGCGCTAAAACTGAGGCTCTTTCTGGAAAGGCAAAAGACTTCCAAAAATGGGCCTCTGACACACAGCAGCAAACGCGGCAACAAGCCGAAGTCCTCACGAATGTTTTTCACACAGTTCTGGAGTCGTTCACCGGGCAAGCGCCCGACAAGCAGCTCCTCTCTGTTGACCCGGAAGAATATGCTCGTCAACGAGCGGTCTACGCTGGCCGCAAGGAAGCGTTCGACGAAATGATTGGTCCGGTCTTTACTCAGATCGATGCTATGGATTCTGCAAGATCGACTCAAATGCAAAAGATGAAGTCCGTCGCGCAGGATGAACTCCGACAGGTTTTGCCGGAATATTTCCACCCGGAGAAGGGTGGGGAGGCGCAGCAGCGTCTCAGCAATTTCCTCGTAAATGACATGAAGATCGAACCGGAAGCACTGGAAACGCTGGTCGATCCTCGCATGGTACGGATCGCTGATCTTGCGATGAAGTACCATCGTCTCAGTGAGGGAAAGGTTCTGAGGTCAAAGAAGGCTTCTCCGAAGGGCAAGGCACTCCGAGCCGGTACGGCTCAGGAGAAAGGGGGTCGCGATTCAAGAGCAACCCGCTCCCGACAGAGGTTGCGTCAGACTGGCCGGATGGAAGATGCCGTGCCAGCCATCGCAGCCCTCTTGAGGGACTAGCTATGGAGCAAGCCCTAAATGGCACAACCATCAAATACCTTCTCGTCATATGACGCGATAGGTAACAGAGAAGACCTGACGGATGTCATCTACGACATCTCGCCAATTACGACGCCGTTCCTGAGCGCAATAACTCGGACGACGGCGGAAGCAACTTTCCACGAGTGGCAAACTGACGCCCTCGCCGCAGCGGCACAGAACTCGGTCATCGAAGGAGATGACGCGACAACTGATGCCGCCACGGCAACGACCCGTCGAGGCAACTACACTCAGATTTCGGACAAGGTTCCGAGAGTCACTGGTTCGCAACAGGCAGTCAGAAAGGCAGGCCGCAAGGACGAACTGGCCTACCAAGTTGCCAAGAGAGCGCGTGAACTCAAGCGCGACATGGAGTTTGACATTCTGTCGAACAACGCCCGCGCTGCGGGTTCGGACTCAGTGGCCCGCGTCTCAGCGGGTGTTCCGGCGTGGCTAAATAACAACACCGTCCACGGTTCGGGCGGATCGGCGGCTGCCGGGACTGGCGCTGACACTACGACCAACGGCACTCAGCGGGCATTTGGCGAGAGCCAAGTCCGGGCGGTGCTGAAAGACATCTACGATAGCGGTGGTGATCCAGATTGCATTCTCGTCGGGAGTTTCAATAAGCAGAAATTCTCGGAGTTCACCGGGGGCGCAACCAAGAACATCGACGTGCAGGACAAGCGTCTGGTCTATTCTGTAGACGTGTATGAGAGCGACTACGGCATTCTCGAAGTAAAGCCTGATCGATTCTCCCCTGCTCGTACCGCTTTCATCCTCCAGACGGATATGTGGGCAATCGCGTACTTGAGGCAATTCCACGTCAAGCCCTTGGCCCGCACTGGTGACACGGAACGGAAGCAGTTGATCGTTGAGTATACGCTGGAGTCTCGAAACGAGGCCGCGAGTGGTGCTGTGTTCGATCTGACGACTTCTTAGTCCCCGGAATAGGAGGCCGTGAAATGAAGTGGCTCAAAAACATTACGCTCGGAGCGTTGTTGCTGGCTCTTGTGCCTGCGATTGCGTTTGCGAACTACTCCATCCGGCAAGGTCCGGCTGGAGACATTCTCGATGGAGGTTGGGGTCTGTTCAACGAAGTCACCGGGAAGGTCGTTCTGCGGCTGACGCGGGATGACAGGCTCGAACTTCCTCTCAGCGTCACGCAAGATGCGTCTCAATCGGCATTCCTCGATGAGCGACATATAGTGGTGCAGATCAGTGATATTGCAACTGCTGCATCCACTTACGTCGTGATTCCGGTGTCCGGTCAGATCATCAATTCCTACATGACCTCAGATGCGGTATCTACCGGCACATCGACGCTCGGTATGTACCTGTCGGGGATCGGTGGGGCGCTTGGAGACAGAGTAAGCTCAACCCACGCAAGCGATGCGAAAGTGTCAGCATTTTCAATCGCTTGGACAGCGGGTGCCGATGGGCGTGTACTCCAAGATGATTCCGTCCATCAAACTGTCACTCAAGGACAGGTGATGGCGATTGAGAACTCGGCTGCTACGACTGGCGGTGTTGGTCACGTCACCATCGTCATTCGGATGCACTAGACAGGGAATGAAGGTCGCAGTTATCTCTCACGGGGTATCTGCGACCTTCGCCTTTCTGATGGTTGCAGCGGCAGTCCCTTGGATGCTGGACGCAACGCTGCCCAAGTGGATCATCCTCTGGGCGGCGGTGCTGGTAGCATGGATTCCGTTGATGCGGAGCGGGCTACGGCTTGACCGCATCGATATGCTGGCTCTTGCCTTGGTGGCATGGGCGGCAATTTCTATATGGTTTTCCGCCGACCCGGCGGGAAGTCTCGATGTCCTGCCCCGCTTTGGGGCACCGTTCCTCTTGTTTATAGCGCTGCGCCGCTACGACGTTCAGGGATGGAACTGGGTAGTTCCAGCGGCTCTGGCGGCAGCGGTCTTTATCGGGATGACGGATTGGGTGCCATTCGAGGGCTTCCAGAATCCCAACGCAGTCACTTTGTTCGTGCTGATTGCCATTCCGCTCCTTCTGCGATCTCTCGCAGGAATACTGCTTGCCGGTGGATCGCTGGCCTATTTGCTGTTTTTCAACGCGAGTCACCATGAGTTGGCCGCATTTGCCCTCTGGGCGACGATTCTGGCGGTCATGGTGGCTCCGGGGGACTGGAAGTGGCCGATTGGCGGTCTGATGGTCGGAATCACGCTCTCAGCCCTTGTTCTGGGCGTACACGCTGAAGCCCTCGTTTACGAGTCTGTCGCCACCCGGCTGGATATGTGGCTCGGAGGCTTGGCGGCTTGGGTCCAGAGTCCGGTTCTGGGCACCGGATTAGGCACGTTCGGCCATGTGTTCCCGATGCACGGAGACGCAGCGCTTCGGTGGTTCCCCGACCTCGTCCCGTTCTCGGTAGAGCCAGCGACCTATACCTACGAGGCTCATAACGACATTCTGCAAGTCCTGATCGAACTTGGGCTGATCGGCATAGCCTTGACCGCCGCTTTGGTTTGGGTAACACTCCGTGAGTCTCATCGTGAGACGATTAGTAGTAATCGTATTTGGTCCTCCCTAATACAAAACTTAGCCCTGCTGTCTCTTGGGACGGCAGGGCTTCTTTGTTTGATAGATTTCCCGTTACAGCATCCGGCCACGGCTGCTCTCGTGGCGTTTGTTGCGGCGCAAGTGGCACCCGCCAGATTGATGCCGTACCGGGATGCTCTGGGCCGTAGTCCAGCCCTCATCGGTCTTTTGGCCTGTTGGCCGCTGGTTCTCGCTCCAAGCATGGTGCAGGCTGAAGGTCATTTCTCATGGGCGATGACCTACAAGAACTTACCGGCCACCGACGATGCTTCTTACGAAGCTCTCGTGCATCACAACATGGCCTACAACCTCCGACCGGGAAATTTCCGAATACGCCTTGGCCTGTACGACACGGCCATGTGGTTCGATGGTCGTTTCCCCGGTGAGATCACTGAGACGGATATTGATAATGCGTGGCAGATTTCCAAATCGGCCTCACCAATGCACACAGCCCTTCTCATGGACAGACTTGGGCATCTGACTCGCCGGGGGGATTGTATCGGCATACTGTTGGTCGGCTCGCGCCGTGGTGAGTGCGTCGATGTGTTTAACAATCTTTTGCGTACAGCAAGCAGGCGGCGAGGAATCGCCAGTCTTATCAAGGAGAACGAACGATGATTATTGGACGAAATAGCATGGCACTGAAAGTCGATCCGGCTGGAGGCACAGGCGCAGCCACAGGTGGTTCGTCTGTGGCAACAGCAGTGCCGGATGTGAACGGTGTCAATGCTCCGAGGGTATTGGTTACGGTGAGTGCGGCGGCGTATATCCTTCCCGGTATATCCGCCACGGTGACGAGTTCAAACGGCTTCGTTCTGACGCCGGAAAGTGGAGGTGCCCTGATTTCGACACACGGCATCACCACCATCTCGCACCTACAGGTGTCTGGAGCAGGGCGTATCTGCATCCTGCCGGTCGAATGAGCAAACGCCTCATCGATTCGGACGGTCATTTTCATACCGTTGCACACTACGATGAGCAGAATGATCGTCTAATCGTGCAGGACTGGATGGACGCAGAGCCTATTCTCGAAAACAATCACCGTCTGGCAACTGACGGGGATGGATACAACGCTGATCGGTCGATGCGCCGGATTGCCAACATTCCGTTGACGCTCTACACCGATCTGATGCGTCAGGGTGTCGTGTCCTTCAACGGCAAGGTGACTGATCCTCTAGCCTTGAGGAAGGTTCTGAACAATCCTGACCTGAGGAAACTGAGGACTTCACCGGGAGCCGTCTGATGGCGATAACAACCTACGCAGAACTCCAGACAGCCGTAGATAACTGGCTGCACCGTAGCAACACCGCTGCGCGAGTTCAGGAGATGATCGTGCTGGCAGAGGCGGATATTCGCCGGTCGGTACGCGCACGGGACATGGAGACTACCGCTGACCTGACGATCAGCAGCCAGAGAACAAGTCTGCCAACCGGCTTCGTTGGTTATCGCCGACTGTATATCGACGGCGACCCGGTTCAGCAGCTTACGTTCATGCCACCGGAGAACTTCTGGAGAAAATGGGTCTCATCCCAGACCGGAAAACCGACGAGTTTCACCATCGAGGAGGATGATGTCGTCGTTGGTCCTGCCCCGGATGCGACCTATACCGGGAAGCAACTCTACTTCCGTTTGCAAGCCCTCACTGGATCAGTGGTGCCTAGCCTGTTCACCAACCATCCTGACCTGTATTTGTTCGGGACTCTGATTCAGTCTCAGCATTTCTACGGCCCCGACTCCCGCATAGCTGGCTGGTCACAGCAGTATGCGGCAATCATGCAGAGCATCCGGCATAGCAATATCCGGGATCGGATGGGCACCGGCCCATACGAAGCGCACACAGATGTGGGGAATCCGTAATGACGATTGGTGCGTTCAAAACAGAGCCACGTCCAGCCCCAACGGGCAGGACGGCACACCCTTGGCTAACGCGGGCTTTCGATCCTTATTCACCAACATATGCGGAAGAATACTTTGATACGCCTTCAGCCATTAAGACTATAAGTGTCTACAGACCAGAACTAGGTGGAGAGATTCTATTTCCCACGATCCGAGAGATTGGTGGCACACTTAGAAAATTATCTGACGAGGAGGCTTTGAAGAAGGCTCTGGAACAGAAGGATTACATACTTTTCGAGGGGCCGCCGGAAGAAGCGAACAGGCTGGCTACCGAAATGGCTCAAAGAATTAGCGAGAGCATAGTCCCAGTGCGTAGAGAGAACGCAGCTAGACCCAGACGAATGACGCCCGACGATTACCCCGGTGGAGGACGGCAGTAGATGGCTCAAGCTCTTCAGGTCATTCCTTTTCCTGAGTGGAGGCCCGACGAGGCCGACCTGCTTTCGCCCTACGCGACAGAGGCAAAGAATGTGTCGCCCGGACCTGTTGGATATAAACCCCTAGCAGGGGTCGGAACTACGGTGCGAATGTCCGCTCTGACGGCACGTTGCCAAGGCTCCAGTTTCTTTGTCTCCATCAACGACGGGTTCGTCTACCAGTTCGCTGGAGATGGGAGCAAGCTGTATTACAACTCCAGTGGAACCGCGACGGACGTTTCAAAGTCTGGCGGATATTCGATTGCCGTCGAGGATATGTGGGAATTTACCACCTTCTCCGGGGCCGCGATTGCGTCAAACGTCAACGACCCGATTCAGACTGCCAGTATGTCTGGCACCCAGACTTTTGCTGATCTGGCGACTTCTACACTGAAGCCCCAAGCAAAGAATATCGCCACCATCAAGAGACAGGTGGTGATCGGCAACACTCTGGAGGGATCGACGAGCTATCCCAACCGTGTTCGGTGGTGTGCGGTGGATGACGCCGCTGATTGGGATGCTTCACAATCCACTCTCGCGGACTTTCAGGATATTGAGGGCGTTGGCGAGGTTCGGAAGGTGATCGGTGGACTGGATTACGGCGTCATTCTTTGTGATGACAATATCGTCCGCATGGATTTCGTCGGCACCCCGGACATATACACCTTTGACAAACTGGAACCCGGACGCGGCTGTTTGTCGTCTGGCAGCGTGGCGACTTGGGGAAATCTTGTCATATTCCTAGACCGTGAGGGATTCTTCGCCTTCGATGGGTACCAGTCGCATCCAATCGGAGCGGAGAAGATAGACAAATACTTCTTCGACAACTGGGACGAAAACTTGGCATTCCGCATGACTGCGGTCATCGACAAGATTCAGAAGATATACGTCCTCGCCTACGTCTCATCTTCGGCTACAACGACTGACCCAGACAGTCTTTTGATCTACCACATCCCCACAAAGAAATGGTCCCGTGCATCTGTCAATGTAGAAATCCTTACGGAAGCCCGAACGAGTCCGCTCACCCTTGAGCAGATTGATGACCATGTTCTCGGTGGAGACGATCTTGATGCCCTCACGGTGTCTCTTGACTCGTCCGTGTGGGACGGTGGCGCTCACCGCTTCGGGGCATTTAACACTTCCCATGCCGGTGTGTTCTTCGACGGGGCAAATTTGGCGGCCACCATCGAAACGCCGGTCTTGCAATTCATCCCCGGAAGTCGCGCTATTCTGGACTCCGTTAGGCCGCTGGCTGATGGAGGAACCTTGTCCTGCTCAGTGGATGCCCGCGAACGGCTCAACGATTCCGAGTCTTTTGGTTCCGCATCCACGCAGAATACTGATGGCATCTGTGCTTTTGATTCGGCTAATTCCGGTCGCTATCACAAGATCAGAACGGCTGTGGCAGCGTCGGGGACGTGGACTCACCTCGAAGGCGTAGTGCCGTTTGTCCATGATGCGGGAATGTTCTAATGCACACTTCCGGACACAACACTCCACAGCCAAGTGTCCGCCGTGGCGCAAGTGGGGTTCCTCTTTTCAATGATAACCCGCCAGTGGCCGCCGCCTTTACGCCACAGCGTCAGGAACGTGGACGGATGGATCAATACCTCGGCCCGCATCTCACAGAAGGCATCAAAAATCTCCCGATAGCTCATCTCTTAAGATTGATGCACCCTTCCAAGGGTGAAAAGCCTACCCAATGGGCTTCAATCTTGCTGTCCATACTTCGTCAAAAAGCGGGAATGTTCTGATGCACATCCTCGGACATAATACTCCACAGGTTCCTCTTTTTGATGATAGCCAGCCAGTGGCCGGTGCTTTCACTCCACCGCCGCAAAATCGAGAATATCAACACTCATTAGCCAGAGCTTTGGCAGGGGCAGAGAGCCGCTTTCGCAATCTCTTTGGGGACGTGATAAGCCGCTATGGCGGTCCCCATCTGAGTGGAAGTCTGTCGAACCTCGGACGGATTGCCAGTTTCTTACCGGAGGTGATTGGTCCACAAGCTGATGTCGTTGACTATCAGCACTACGCCGGTCAGGCGTTGGAAGAAGCCGGGCAGGGTAAATGGGACCGCGCTCTTGGCAATCTCGGTCTTGCTGGTGCCGCCGGGGCGATGATGCTGCTTCCCGGAACTGTATCGAGCGTCAAGAAAGGCACGGATGTCATAGCCCCCGCAGCGCGAAGGAAAGCTGGAACTGCGGAAAAATTGCCGGGTCTTGCCGCCGTGGCGCGTCGTGCGGAGTCATTTGAGGACTTTGAGCGCCAATATGTGAGAGACATCAATCATGGACAGTATTGGCACGTCACAGACGATCCAAACTTCAGCATTGATCCGGCTCGATCACCAAGAGATATGTCTTCACTGGCAGGAGGGAGAACTAGTGGAGACCCCGCACTGACGATAACGAGCGACCTTCCGATGTGGGCTGAGAATTATGGCGCATCAGGGCAGGGTGCCGGTCGTAAATATGCCGCACTGATAGACGCATCCGAAATACCCGCCTCAGACTTGGGTCAGGTAAACCGTGGGTTTGGGAACGAGGTCTTTGTGAAGGATCCATCCCGCCTCCGAGTTTCCGAGGTTCTTCCTATTGATGAAGCGCTACGTCGCGATGAGGCTTATGGGAAGGCGATTCCACAAAGCAGAGAAGAACTCCGAGAGTTCTATGAGACTGCCCGTGCTTCCTCCCGCGCTGCGCGAGAATTGCCAATGGACGAAGTCTCACGGCAGGCGCGGGCTGACAAGATGGGACTTACGACAGACGC